GTAAATATTCGTGACCTGTGGTGTTGGATTCGATATTCTCCTCCATTCCATACTCCCAGCCGCTTAGAATGGCTCCAGCCAAACTACGTACACCAACAAGCTTTTCAGCCTCTTCGTGAAGGGGGGTGTCATAGACTACGTCTTTGTAACTGAGCTCGTAGTCCACGTGACTGGGGTGGTCATAAACTTGGGTGTCATTGCCGTCTGACTCGTACTTAGGAAATTCCTGTTCAAACAGATAATCCATTATCGGATGATCAAATACATAAGGAGCCTCGTGCAAATTGATAGTACACTCAATGGCTTCCTCAATTATTAGTATTTCATCAATGCCGATTCCATACAAATTAGCGAACTGCTGGTAAGTTTCCATGGAAGGGTATTGCGTCACCCCGCCTTGGATACGGTACGGATTCAAATGCCTATTATCCGTCCTTGCCTTCACATCCTCACCAGTAGCAACCAGAGTTCTCAAAAGAGTGCCTATAATAGGCACATGTCCTGCTGTGCAAAGCATTCCTTTCGCTGTCCCTTTCAATAAACTCTTGAATTGCTTGGGATGGTGCTTGTAATGGTTCATGCCTAACTTGGCCATGCACTTGAGTGGCCTATTGCCCCACCTGTACCTGCCATCAACATTCCAAAACATGCCAGAGCAAAAACTTGTTTCCTCCACGGTTTCCCGTAAAATGATTTCACACTTCAAGCCAATAGATTCATACCTAAGCGTGGCTTCTTGTTGAAGTTGCGGAGTCATCCGTTCTCTCAAGCCAACCACGTTGTCGTCACCCATAGCCATGATCATGACATCATCAATGGATTTTGCTTCATAAACCCACATAGAAATCAAGAAGTTGAGGAGTGTGTTCATAGAACTAGTCCACAAATCACCACTACGCCTTCCACCGTTAGACGTGGCTTTAACTTCCCCAAGTTTGCTCACTCCTGAGTTTTTACCCCAATTATCGAATAGCACCTTGATGTCCTCTGGAAAACCAACAACCTTGTTCTCTAGAAAGTATTTCTCAATCTTGAGAATGTCGGCATTCATGCTCCCATCCCAGTTGGACACATCTGATTCCAAGACTTGACCACATTCTTCAAACATGCGTGCTGCATAAGCCCCTACCTCATCAGGTGTGGCCCCAGACACATAGTACAAGTTGTCAAACTTTGAAAACCTCTTGCACATCTCTTTACCCAGCTTGTGAAAGTAGGCTCCAAAAACGGCAATGATGATATCCGGACAGCTCCAGATCATACGCGGCTTGAAGTCCTCGTCACCTTTTCCTACATAGTACTCTCCCTTAACAAAGATCTTGTAGACAAGCGATGAAGCGTCAACCTCCTCGTCAATCATTCCGAACAACTCGTCTGCTCTCCTTGTGCCGTATTGCGACTTCAAGAAAGCATACACATCTACATCACTAACGTCAAACTCGTCCATGGTATCTATGATGCCACAGGCATACTTAATAAGATCATCCATGGCTTTGTCATCAATCGTCCTGTCAAATAACATTCTGATACGTAGTGCTGCCTCGATGTTTTGCGCGTTGTTCTCAGGATAAATTCCCCGTCCCACGGTTGTGCCAAAAATATCCACGCGGTTCCCGTTACCTCCCGCATCTTCAGCCACATAATCAGTGACAATGGCAGAACCCTCAACCAGGTCTTGTGGTACGCGTGCCATATCAACCGATGACTTCTCAACGGCTAGGTTTCTCACTCTTTTACAATACGTCAACTCAGTACCTCCCCG